TTGTAATCTAGAGTGTACTTAAACCCGTTCTTAGTGGATATGATCACTTGTGTACGAAGATAGTCGTGCATCTTCTTAAACTCTTCAGTCTGAAACTTTACATAGGGCAGCATACACTGTCCTAAATAGATCTCACTATGATAGGTTCTTAGAGTTTTGATATGGGATTTTTCCCAACCAAGCTTCTGAGATAGAAAATGCAAGAACAGTTCTTTAGATATTCTTGGCTCTGATGCAGAATAGAGATCTATCCCATAGTCATTGGTTAATGTTTGTCTCAACACTATCTGTTCCTTAGAATGTTCTAAGATCTTTTTAGTACTAAGTACATCGTTAACACAATACTCTGTGATCATCTTAAGTTGCTCATCCGTTTCTACCGGGGCCATATGATGATGTGGCATCTCTTCTACATTCTGCCAGTCCATACTATACTGTATCCACTTTAGACTACTCATCTTAGCACGATTGTCCCAGTGGTTCATCTTGAATAGATCTATCTGCCTGATTTTAATTTTAGCAGGAGCGTATTCTAGAAAACTGTTTTGATCCTTAAGATTAATTGTCTTTTGTGCAAAAGCATAGATATCATTTATAACTGCTTCAGTACTAAGAGTTAGTAGCTGTCGTTGTTTATCTAATATATGCTGACTTATCTGACCGTCAAAAGCTAAACCATTGTAGCTAATATGCCACTGATTTTTATTCTTACACTCATTCAGAAAGTCTATAAATTGTGGTAGGTCATTACGATCTTTGTATATGACAAAGGTCTTTCTGATTGTTTCATCTTTATAATGTTGAAACACAGCTATGAAACAATTTACCAGCGTCTCATAATCCATAACCCAGTGGGCCGGCTTTTTTTCTTCCATAGTATTTGGTTCAGTTAAGCTGTTCCCCCTTTTATGCCGCCAAAAAAAGGCAGAAGATCTGCCTTAATTGGTTTAATAGGACAAAATTAATACTATACAGTTATAATACTCGACTGTTTTGGTGTTTCTAATTTCTTATCTACATACTCTTTATAGTCAAAACTGTCTGCGTTAACAGCAAACATATTAATGAAGTCTTTAATCTCATCAAGGTTCTCAACATAGTACTCATAGAAAGTTGCAAGCGTCTTTCTCTCTTCTTTGTAATCTTTACCGTTTGGTCTTTTACCAATCTTTAAGTGTAAAACATCACCATCATCAGATAGTTTAGGCATCATATGAAAAGATTCTTTCTTTTCTTTACCGATAACTGCTAACACTTTACTTGAAACGTCAAAAATGCACTCATTGTACGGGCATTCAGGTGTAATTGGTATCAGCTTAAAGGTTTTATCATTACCCCAGCTACTGGTAACCAACATCATTGAATTTTTCATGTTTTTTTTATTATTTATACAAATTTAAGTACCTTTTTTCAATAATTCCAACTCTTCTACGGGAATTTTTAAGTTTTCTCTATTCATATCACAAGCATCACACAGTTCACCTGTCTTTTCTAGTATACTTACCTCTATATCTAGAAGTTTTGCATAGATACTAAAATACTTTTCAGGAAACAAAAATGTTTCTATGTATTTATACTCACTTGATCTGTCACCATAGTAGTTTTTAATAGCTCTCTTTAATACATTAGATAATTTAGAGTACTTGCCTAATATAAAGTTGAACCAATCATCTTTATATATCTGAAAATCAAACACATATAACTTATATCCTTGTATAGGTATAACTTCTAGAAACAAAGGATTAGTTAATAGCATATGCTCTTCAAAGGCCTTGAAGCCTTCAGACTTATCGTCTACAAAACTACAAACTAGCTTCATATCCTCTGGACTTATCACTCCTTCTATAGAGAGATAAGTACCAGAGGGTATAAAGTTGCTAGTACGCTTTATACCCAAAGCAGGAAACAGAAATGATCTGGATTTCTGGAAATATTTTGTGTATAAGCTGTCTATCATTTTAATTTTTAATTACAAAACTACGGAACCTGTAGCAAAACTATGCGGTAAATCGTATCTTTTATTTACATAATGCCAACTAGCTGCTTCTAAAACTTGTTCCATTCTTTCAAACCACCTTTTTAAGGTGCTTTCAGTTACTAAGAAAGGGTATGTTTGAAAAGCTCTATCTATAACTACAAAGTGAAACTTCATTTCATATCCGTTGATTTCTATAAGTTCTTTATAAGTCTTAGCTACTAATGTACAATACATTACAGCTTGTAACCAATAAGAATAAAACTCTATAGTTTCTGGAAAGTCTTTTAGATCCTTACTTGTAGTTTTAATATCATTGATAAAGATAGTTTTTTTATCATGATTAATTACAACATTATCTATAACACCTTTGATACCAAATGGTGCTTTAGAATGTTCTACACTTAAAAGAATCTCATTATGTACTTCTACATTATCAAACTCAGTTACATTACAACCAATAAGACTACATAAGTCCTTATCTGTTTTAACTAATTCTACAGCATTCTTACAAAACTCATATGAGTCTTGATCTATAAGAGTTTTATTTCCTTTAGTTTTTAAGAACGACCAATAATTAATAGACTCTGGAGAAATAATTTTATCTAGACGTTGTTGATCTGTCTTGAGACTCTGATGATAGTTCATGTCTACCATTACATCAAGAATAGCTTGATCAAAATGGTTTAACTCTGAACGTGTATCACCGTTTTGAGCTAGCTCTTGGTAGTGAGCAAACACTCTATCTATAACCACCTTAACTGAATCACCTGGTAGTTTAGATGGGCTGATGATAAAATTATCATTAAACTTTTCTTCTTCTAAAAGAAGAGCATGTACAATCTTACCTTGTACTAAGTGAGCATCTGTACGCTCTTCTTTAATTCCCAGTATATACATTTGATAAAACACTGCGGGATTCCACATGAGCTTGTTAAGGCTACTATAACTAAAATAAAACTTTTTTAAGTAAAAGTCTTTCTCTAATGTTTCTGCAGATTCCTGCATGATTTCTTCTAACTCCATGTTGGTTTAATTTATTCTTTGTTCTAACTCTTGTTTCATGAGATCAAGTTTCCATTTTTCTATTCTATCTCCCATCTCTTTAATTACAGTTCCTAAATGTTCTGTATCCATTTCTGATACAGACATATACTTAATAGGTTCTGTACCATCTTTACCATAACTGCCCCATATAGGAGCTATTCTACATTTTTCAAATCCATCTGTTAGATAGATTGTTCCTGATAAGTCTACATGTTTAAGAACTTTACCACCATAACGCTGGTATTCAGTTCCTCCATCAAGCATAGTCTTATTATCACAACTACACATGACATAATCATGTCTGTGTCTTGATATAAGTACTTCTCCACATAGTTTACATGTAGCAGTACTTAGTACGATTTGCTCTAGTCCGTTCATAATAGTTAGATTTTATCTACTAGGCCATAATCCTAGTTCTATTAATTTAGCACTCATCTTTTGTTGTGATCTTGTATCTACAGTGAGAGCTTCTTCATATTCAAGAAGAGCTACTAACTCTTTAATAAGATCATTACAGTTGTTAAGTTCAGATTTCACTTGAGCCAGTTCAGCTCTACAGTCTTCTGATCTGAAAGTATCTTTATGTATATCTTCCATGTTATTTAAAGTTTTTTAATTGTTCAGAAATTTCTTCTGGTAAATAGGCTAGCATGTTCTTCTTTGGTAAAAACTCTAGAAGTTCATAGATAGCAGTTTCATCTTGCATGGCAAGGTCTTCTTTTATCTGTTGTATAACAGCTTCAATTATAGGGTCTTCCATTTTACTTTTGTTTTTCTAATTGTGTCTTTGTATTATGACAGGTCTCACACAGCACTTGTAGGTTATCTTGTTCACAAAATAGTCTATCTACAAACCCTGCAAGATCTGCAGAACAGTTAAGACTACCTGCTCCAACTATATGGTCTACATTAATCTCTTTATCTGGAAACCATTTTTTACAAGTATTACATTGGTATTCAAACTTTTGTCTTCTGTTGACACCTTTATAAGGTCTACGAGCTTTTAGTTTGCACTCTGTAATAGGTTTCCACCACCTTGATTTTTGACGTAATGCACTTCTTATGAAAGTCCAAAATGCGGACTCACTCATAGTACCTGCATTCCTAGTTTTAGGAGCTGCAGTACGTCTAACTGTTTTCTTCTTGGTCATTTATAATTTTTTTATTAAGTATAGGTATTAACCTTACATATACTTCTTTAGGACCGTAATCCTTAATTGAATCAGATGGATCTTTACTCATTGGTAAAACAGCATACTCTACTTCAGGATACAATTCTTTATATCTTTCCATAGCTTTAATGCCGGGTTCATCAAAGTCAAAAAGTATAATTACTTTCTTATACTTCTTTAAGTATTGATCCATAAGTTCTTTACGTATGATAGTGTTCTCTGAGTCTGGTGCTATGATATCCAGTGTAGGAATCTTAAGACTTTTTAAAGACATTACATCTTTTAGAGAAGACGTTATAATTAGATAAGGTGCAGCTTTAACTTGTTCAGATCCTTGAACATAGTCATCTACTTTTATAAATTTTTTATCTAACGTTTTAGGCTGATAGATTTTGTACAGTGTACCATCTGATTTAAAGTAACCATATAGATAGTTACCTTTAATGGTTAGATCAATGGGTCCCTCATCACAATCCTTATGCATAGTGTAATACTCTAAAGGTCTTACATTATATTCATCTAGAAGACGTGATCCAATATTGAACTGAGTCCAGAAATATTGGTCTTGAGTGGTCCAGGATCTGAAAACAAACTGACTAACTTTATATTTAGAAGCTTGTTTAAATTTTTGTACATCGTACCCCCCGTTATTGTGGAGTACAAAATCATTATAATTCTCTACTACAAGAGTACAAGTTTTATGATAATTTAACCCAGTGATTTCTTTTACTAGATCTATTGCAGATCCACCGTGACCAGATGAAAAATCTTTATACTTGTATGTATCTTTTGTAGGTTCATAGTAAATACACATACTAGGTGTACGTTCCTTAGAATTAAAAAGACTTTTAATCTTTACATCATGCCCAGCAAGCTTTTCTTTCAGCTTACAAAAGTGTTCAAATATCCATGATACAGGAACATCCTTGATGTCGTGTACCATATTTTTTATCTTAAACATGGGCTTGTGATTAAACGAAAAAAGGGGGAGTGATATTACTCCCCCAGTCTTCAAGCAGGAAATTACATATCAAAATCACTATTAGCTGGCTCAAAGCTAGCTACAGACTTATTTTGTAAAGCCTTATAGTGGTATTGGTTGTTCTTATCAAACTTATCAAGCTTAGCTTCATCTGCTGAAACAAACTTATACTTAGGTAGAGATAACTTAATGATAGTTTTACCATTGTATTCTTCTTCTGTACCTTTTAAGAACCAATATAAATTCTGTCCTTTAAGCATAGTCATTGCTTTTTCAACCCACTCTTCTAAATTAGATGCAGAAATATTATCAATCTGATCTCTAAGACCAAGCTCAGATGCAATAACTGCAATCTTAAACATAATCTCATTCTTAGTTACGTTGGTTTCATTGAACTGATCTGTCCAGATAGTTGCAGATACACGACTTGATTGTCCTGTAAACTTTGGACCTTCTAGATCATTCTTATCAATTGCCCAACCTTCAAAACCTTCAGATGCTGGCCCTTCTAGGATCAACTCTAAAGTTTTCTTATCACCTTTGTTGGATGTTCTGATCTGCCCACTATAAATGTGTGCATAAACTACTCCTGTTTGTAGAGACTTAGCTGTCCCTCCTGTTGTTTTGACTTCTTGTCCTTTTGTACTAAACATGTTCTGTTGATTTAAACTTATTGTGAATTAAAAATGAATACTAGTTCTCGTAATCTATGATAGCTTTTCTGACTAAACTCATGTCGTTATCTATCTCAAAGTCAGTAAACATACCTCTGGGAGATTTACATGTGTTCTCACCATTGTTAGACGTCTCAAATACATATCTGATATTACCGTCTTTGTCTTTCTTAACTTTGCCAAACAAAACTATAGAAAATAATCCTTCTAAAGTAAGTTTTTCGTCAACCATTTTACCAATAGTTTTAGCTTTAAACTTCTTTTTACCTTCCATATCTGTAGATTCTTCAGCATGGGTTAGGATAAAAATTAATAGATCTTCCCTTAAATCCTTTGGCATACGTGCAATACGGGCAAGTTTGGCACCAATTTGTGTAAACTTTTCGTAACCTTTCTCGTCACTTCTGTCAAAGAACTCAAATGAGCTCATATACTGAAAGTCATCAACAACTAAGTTCTTGATGTCCTTACGTTTTTCTGAAACATACTTCATGCATGCTTCTATTTGTTCTGATGAACTAGCAGAATAAAGATTACCTGTTGGGTTATCTTTGCTCCACGGTACATACTTCTTTCTCCATCCTTTGAAAGGTAGAGCCTTGTTAGCTACGTTTATAATAAACGTCTCTGCTGGATCTAGGTTCTCAATAGCTGTTGATTTACCTGACCCAGACTCTGCAATGATTAAGATTCCTTGTGCCATATGTTATTTTGTAGTTTTAATTAATTCATTCAACCATATTTTAGAACTCACTGGTTTACCTGTTTGGATAGCATAGTAATCTCTAATAGTCATGTCACTGTAAGGTGCGTCTTCCATTGTAGCAGGAGCTTTGTAAGCTTGCATAGGTGTCTTAGGTAAAGAGGAAGGTAATGCTTCAGTATCAATACCAAACATTCCTGTCTTTTTAATAGCCACTGAGCTAGGATTTACTACTCTTAGTTCTTCAAGGGGAACAAGATAAGAACCTTTTTCATTAAGTTCATACTCTTCTTCATAAGATCCGCTTACAGGAACTCTGTAAACTTTACGATCTGCATCTGCAGGGCTTAAGTCTCTAGTAATTAGTTCAAAGAAAAAACCTTTGTCTTTTCTAAACTCTGAAGAGAAAATGCCTACTACCATTCTACCATGTTTGTCATAGAATGGCATTTTCATGTTAAAGTCAACTCTTGAAATCTGTAGATCATCAATTAGATCTTGATGATAATCTCTAATAGACTCAAGCTTTAGTCTTTTTAATTCTTTAACGTCCGTTGTTTGTGGGGTGTTGATACTTGTCATACTGTGTGTTTTTGTTTATAATTCCTGGCCAACATCAGCCGAAGGTGCTTGTCTGTTTGTTCTTGGTCCTCTTGGAGTCCACGTTTGTGGTTGCTGCTGTAAAGTTGGAGGAGCAGCTGACTCAATCATTCTTTGTCTTTTAAAATCAGTTTGTAAGAAAATAATATTCTCATCTGTAGCTCCGTTACGTAGTTTTAATAGATGAAGAAATACGTTCTCTTTACTAGCTTGATAGTGTTCTGGCCCATAGTCTTCTATGTTTAGTGTAAACGGTCTACTTATTGCAAAGACCAAGTCTGAACCCTGCATAAGAGCATCACCACCAAATATATCTGATGAGCTAGGATAGTTAGCAATTGTACCTGGAGTTCTGCGTGATACATCTTCCATGGTACGATTAAGTTGTGTAAGGATAATTACAATTACAGGTAGGTCTCTTTTTACATCAATCAGCATATCTGCTATGTTGTATAGAGTCTGTAATTTCTCTCTTTCATCTGCTGCTTTTTTTACCAACCAGCTATGGTCAATAGTGACAATCATTGGTTTACCGCCCAGTTCATTAAAGTAATGATGGATAGCTTTTTTTATGTCAACAGAAGTGAGTGGCTTTTTAATACGTACTCTTTGAACACCAAGTTTTTCTAGTTCTTCTGATTCCTTTAGATACTTTTCCATTTGCTCGTAAGCAAAGTCATCAAGTTCTTTTTTAGATGAGAGCACTACGTTATAATCCATAGCAACCTGTGCCGCAAATTCTCTTGCAGCATAGGATTCATCACCCATCTCAAACTGAAACTCTAATATGGAAAAATCTTGGTCAGGATTGAGTCTTTTAGACTCTCTAAGAATGTGACTAATAAACATAGTCTTACCTGCAGCAGGACGAGCACCAATTGTAACTAGGCTCCCCCATTCTATACCACCAATAGTAGCACTGTTAATAGCATCCCACGGTGTTCTTAAGGACTTAATACGTCCTTTACGTCTATCGTTAATATACTTTAGACCTATTCGTAAACCTTCAGCATGCGTAATAGCACCATAAGGTCTGTCTATTTTTTGATCCATAAAAGATTTTTATTATAAACTTGGAAATGATTTACTAAAAACCTCTTTAATAATGTCATTAGCCTTTGTATAAGACTCAATGCCTGCTGTTAAATAAGCTTTTCTTGTAGCGTCATCTACAATACCTTTTAGTACTTCAAAGTTTATAATACGTAGACTGGATCTTGAATCATCTACGGTAGGAAGAGACTCAAATATCTTTCTAAGCTCTTCATAATTGTTGGGTGTGTTAACCATGTTGGATTGTTTTATTGTAAGTCAAAAATATGATAAGTTAGGGGAAAAACAAAATTTTTCTAAGCTTTTTCTTGAAACCACTTAATATTTTGTTTTTTATAATGTTCTAAAGCAGGTTCTAGAATCTCTGGGCTATCTAGTAAAAGATCGCAATAGTTTGCTAGTTCAGAAGTACCAAACTTTTCTATAAAATAGCCACTATTTTTCATAAAATCAAACTTTACCTTCTCTTTTTCAAAGATGTAATACTCTGTAGCTATATGAACTAATGACCAATCATACTCAGGGTATGTTTTAAAGAACTCTATGAACTTTTTCTTTAGCTGTTCTACTGTTTGCTTAGATACTGCACCTGATGGTAATGTTCCTCTAGGAAATAACTCCCTATAATACTTGATTTTTTCTAGGAATCCATCTCCTAATACTTCTGTAGCTACTTTCTTTTTAGTCTTGACTAGGAAGGTTTCAAATCCATCTAAAATTACTAATGCTTTTTCTGTTAGTTGTCCTTGTTCATTAATATATCCCTTAGCTCTGCAAATGTTAGCCTCAGCATCTGGATTGATAATGTTAGTTGGCTTAATTCTACTTCTACAGCAGTCTAGGAAATAAATCTGATTAGGGCTAACACTATACTTAATAAGTGTGGTCCATAATTGGTGGCTCATGATGATGGTTTATATGTTTAAGGATGTAAATTATATTATATGTGATGGTTTTCTAACAGATATTTTGTATATTATAATGTAGGGTTTATAGAAATCTTACACTTCTGATATTTATATATAAATTAATTATACCATGGCTAAAAAGTTTTATGCCCAGAAAGACGCTTTAGGCTTCCCAATTCCTGGCACAATGATGTCTGTTACTGTTCCAGCTAACATTCCTGCAGATTCAATCCTTATTCCTGCACAAAATGTTGCAGCAGGTGGAGGAAAGGTAGTTGTTAACCAACCATCGGGACTACGCTACTTTGTACGTAGAGACGCTAACGGTGGGATTGTACCTAACACGTTGACTATCAGTCTAAAGAAACCATTTGGTTCTGTTTATGAGTTCAAACTTTTAAAATAGAAACCTAAATGATCAAAGAGAACCCATCTATAGCAGCATTCAAGGTGTGGGTATTCCCAACACTTGTATCTCTTGTTAGTTTGCTTATCTGGAATGATGTAAACGAGATTAAATCTGATGTAAAGTTGCTAATGGCCCAGTCTAATATAGACAAGACCAGAATAGATAACTTAGAACGTCAGTTGTTTAAATCAGCAGGTTTTCCTGCTACTCCTGTTAAGCATCTTTATGATTATCAATCACTTGTAGCTATTCTGCCGGATAACAAATATAAAACAATTAAGTATGACTTTTAAACAATGGGCTCTAGATCTTTTTAAAGATGAACGTGGTTCCACTTCTATTAAACCTGTTGTAGGTTTTATGTGTGCATTGTTTCTATGTGTAACACTAACAGCTAATAGCTTTTCTCATGGAGATATTAAACCTTCAGACGCTTTAGTTGACGCTGTAATGTACATCTGTATAGCAGCATTGATTGGTGACACAGGTGATAAGTTCTCATTTAAAAAGAAGGTAGATGAATAAGATATATTTCTTCATTATAGGTGTACTAGTAGTCTTTGTTCTTTTACAGAATAAAGGTTGTGTAGGCGGAGGCGTTAGATCTGGATCTGACACTCTTGTAGTACATGATACCACTTGGTCAGTTAGAGATAGTTTAATTTTTTCTAAACCTAAGCCGGCTAAGATTATTCATGACAGTTTATTCATTGAAGGTAAAACAGAATATTTAGCTGATACTAATTATGCTGCTCTAAAGGTGCAGTTTGATGATCTTGTTAGAAAATATACAGCATTAGCTATTTATGTAGACAGCGTAAAGCTAGATACACTAGGCTATGTTACAGTGACAGATACAATTCAAGAAAACGGTATCAAAGGAAGATCCTGGAAGTATAATTATAAAATACCTTTTGTTACCAAAACGGTAACAATTACTAACCAAGCTCCAGCTAAGACACAATTGTATGTTGGGGGTGGTGTTAATACAACACAAACATTAGGATTGCATTCTGCAGAAGCAGGAGTTA